CTTTTGCCATGTTTTATTTTTGAATGATTAAAAATTCGGTAAAAAAGCAGGCGCATGTAAAGACATCCCTGCTATCAACTAATCCCTAAAAAACCCTTGATTAACCCACTAAAAATTTTCTTCGACGTTAGATACATCTTCTTTGATGTTATGTCTATTTCTGAATCTTTCCGCTGCCGCCAACAAATCTTCCCTTTCAGCAAAAACAGGTACAAGTACATCCACATCAAAACTTATGTTTACCGATAGCCATTCTTTATCTTTTGGCTTGTCGCCAGCTTCGGGGGAAAATTGATCAAGCTCATGGCCCGATGGTTGGTTACTGCTCATTTTCTATTTTGGCAATTATTGGTTTGATTTGCTTTAATACTTTGGCGTGGTTCTTTTTCCTCGTGGTAGATATATAAAGGCTATTTACATGACGCCAAAAGGAGAAATTGAAATTGAACAAGATGGCGGTATTTCAGAATTGAATTGGATAAAAAAAGTCGCAAAACCCGTTCTTTTTACAACAACGGATGGTAAAGACATAAGAGAGGGGGATAGTTATTGGTACATCAATCCTACGTGGGAAATATTCTGCAATATATCTGCATCAAAAACAATTAAATGTGGTACACATGGCGGTCAATTCTCAACCAAAGAAGCAGCTAATGAATGGGTAATAGAGAATAAGCCATGTATGTCGTTGAAAGATGTGTACGGTATATGTACCAAGTTTGAGAATATAGACGCTCATGTATTGTGGCCCAACTTTGAAGTTAAGTTTAAGGAACTTGCAAAATCAAAAATCAATGGCTAACTACCTACGTGTGATATTCTACTGTCCATTTCGCTTGTGTCAGCTTATGGTTCTTGCACCACTTTTAGACGATTTGGAATTACAAACAGAACTGGATAAACTTTATTTACTTGTAAAAATGACTTTTGGGAAATAGCCTATGAAAAAATATATTATTATATCTGCATTTTGCTGCCTACCTACTGCTACACTTGGGCTTGTTGTCCCGATAATCGTTCTGTTTAGTGGCAAAGGGATTCATTTTAATGAAATTGTTCTGTTGTGGTATATGGGAATATTGCTTGTGTCAATATCAATCATCATGTCAACGATATTGATGCTACAACGCTATGCTTCCAAAATAGACCATTTGGATGAAGCCGAAATGGAAACTTACAAAGAGCGCCAAAGGCTATTAAACGTTATCACAAAATACAACCAACTAATCGCAAATGAGCAGCATAGTAACTAACGGTAATAGGATAGCTAACTTTACAAGTTCTGAAATTGTGGCCCTTACAAAAGAAGGGAAGGTAAAAGGAACATGGGGTGTACCTGCGTTGACATACATCGAAGAAAAGAAAATGGAGATGCGCCTTGAAAGGTCATTGGATAGCGATACTGATAGCAGGCCAACTAATTACGGCTCATTGGTAGAACTTGTGGTAGCGCACTCATTGGCCGATGAATATGAGTTCGTGGGGAAGGAAACAATCAAACACCCAACCATTCCACATTGGGCCGGTTCTCCCGATGGGTTTAAGAAAAAGGTTGTAAACAAAACAGTCATTGACTTCAAGTGTCCATTTACCATGAAGTCTTTCTGTCAATTAGTGGATTGCTTATATGATGGCAAGGAAGGAATTGAAGCCATGAACCACATTCGGGCCAATCATAAAGACGGGGAGAAATTTTATTGGCAACTAATTTCCAATGCTTGTTTGAGTGATGCCACCCATGCCGAATTGATCGTATTCTGCCCTTACCAATCCGACTTGGATGCCATAAGACAAGCGGCACAACAACTAAGCGACGATGCAAGGTATTACTTCATAGCTTTTGCCAAAGATGATGAACTGCCATACATAAAAGATGGTGGCTACTACAAAAGCCTAAACACAATATCATTTGAAGTTCCAATAGAAGATAAGGAGCGATTGACCGAATTGGTTATAAAAGCCGGGGAGGAATTAAACAGAGTTACAACACCGATATTGCAACATTAAGCAGGAATCAATGGCAACAAGAACTTAAAGATCAAGTAGATAACAACAGCTACTACCGCAATGACTGTGATTAGTTGTTTGAAACGAGCATCTATCGGCAAAAAGCTATTGATCGCCCATACGATAAGCGCCACAATCACAACAACCAACAAAACGTAAATCATTTCTCTCATAATTCAAATATACTTAAAAACAATGCCAATACGCAGTACAGAAGTCAGAATCGGGAATTGGATTTTAGATGTGGATGGTAATGAAGTCCAATTAGAAATATTTTCAAACTTCGCCTTTACTCAAACAAGGGCTATAGGCGATTCAATAGGCGGAATTTTTGAACAAGCCAACGGCATCCCACTTTCCCCATCTGTATTAGAGGCTTGTGGTTTTGAGAATTTACATGCAGAACATTGCGAACAATTCAAAAAGGACAATATCCTAATAGAGATTATACCGGATGGGACTATCCATGCAAGACTTGAATACGAGCATTCTCTACTTTTAACTGAATTAAAATCACTCCATCATCTTCAAAATTTGGTACACGCAATTCACGGCCAAGAACTAACATACAATCCAAATTCAAATCCAATAAATCATGGCAATTAACTTAGAACAAGAAACAAAAGAAGCTGAATCATTGTGGATGAGATGGTTTCAGCGGGCAAAAGAGGACAAGAAAACATTGTTGGCGCTAAAAGATTTTGCAGTTAAGAACCAACACTTCGAATTAGGTGCGGCACTAAGAGGCATGGAACGTTGTTTATTCCCCGATTCGGAAAAGAAGAAAGCCGCCAAAGAATATATATCAGCCGCGCAACTTGCATTAGGCATGGTAGGCATTCGACCAGAAGAAGATGTGGTTTGGTTGTTATGTAAAATTTTAGACTTGCATAAGAAGAAAAAACAGAAATTAACAATCAAAGATGCCGCTGAAATAGTGGCCGAAAAAGATGAAATATACGGTACAGAATCAAACACAACCTACTAATCAAATCCAATAAAAGAACAATGACTAAAGAGGAAATACTATGGCTTACGCCAACAATTGATTATTGCGGCGCTAAGTGGCATGGCAGAATAGGCGTAGAGATGGCAATGGACGAATACGCCAAACAACAAAGCATAGATTTCGCCAAGTGGATACATAACGGTGGATGGGTGCAACGCGAAGGCGGCAAGTGGGGTAATTTGGAAGAAGGCTCAAAAACACCACTCGAACTATACGAAAAATATCTTCAATCAAAGGAGAAACAATGAATATAGACATACACGAGCTATGCGAAATACTGCAAGAGAACTTATCCGCCAATGGTAAGTCTTACAAAGTACAGTATGTAAATGGGATAAAGCCGTCAGGATACCATGCCCCACAGATAGTAACTACCAAAATGGCAATGTCCGGCGCAGCAGATAAGATCAAATTAGCATGGTTTGCCGAAATATTCATAAACAATCAATGCATATTCCGTGAAAGCTATATTCCACAAAACGAAGATTGGGAAACAGCCGCAGATACGGCAAACAGCCCCTCAAACGTGCCAGCCGCAAACCTGCAGTCACCAGACAGATCACTCCACGCATACAGGCCACGGATAGGCTGATCTGTCACGGCAGCGCGATATACCCACCCGCCGATCGGCTGCATGGTGCCATCCGTCCACCGCACAAGCGAGGCATCCAGCCAGCGGCCAGACGATTGCAGATCGGTGCCGTTGCGGTAAACCCCCGGCGGTAGCGTGATCGGAACCAGCGCCATCAGATCACCCGAAAATCACAAGGTTGTGCAGGTTGCCATCGGCGGTAAATCCAGAAGTAGACGATAGCGAGAACACGCGCACCGCCGTTGTGCTGCGACTGAAAACACAGGATGAATACGACCCGCCAGCCGTGTTTCCTGGGTTGAATGAAACCGCATAGTTCGCATCCGCCATCGCGGTTGTGAAGGTGATCGTATAATCACCTGTCCCGTTTTTAGTGATGGATGCGATGTTGCCGCTATCCGTCAGTGTGCCTGCGGTGCCGTTGAACGAAGCCCACGCCCGCGCCGCATAGATCGGGGCAGACCCGCCTGCGTTGATCGCCGTCTTGACCGGCGCATAGTTGGCAACGCCGATCTTGCTCGGGATTTCCGCAATGACAAACGCAGTCGATGCAATCTGGCTGGTGTTGGTGCCTAGCGCCGCAGTCGGGACAATCGGGACGCCCGTGAAGGTTGGCGACACCGTAGCGGCCTTGGCGTTGATCTGTGTCTGGATCGCGCTTGTGACGCCGTTCACATACAGCAGTTCGGCGGCAGAAAGCCCGGAAGCAGATGCGCCCGACAGCAGGTTAAGATCAGCCGCCGTTGAAGTCACAGTTGCAAGCCGGTTGATCTGTGCCGCCGTAGGCGTAACTGCAACGCCGCTAATTTCCCATGACCCTGCGGTCAGGTTTGGCGTGATAGCTGCCCCAGTCCCGTCTAGCAGGCCATCAAGCAGCGTCCAGTTGTCGTTTGTCTTGCCGCCCCATGTTCCATCGCTTGCCCCGACCTCGATCAGAACAAACCCAAACGGGGTTAGCGTTACATCAGCCATATCAAACCTCGTCCGTTGGGTCTGCGGTTTTCAGGACGGTCCATTGTGAAACCTCATCCCATAGTTCTTCGTCTTGCCATGCCAGCGTGTCATCCCATACACCATCCGGGCAAAATCCACCTGTCAAATCTGTCCAAACCGTCATGGCATCCTCATTCGCAGCGGGCCGGAATGTTTGGCGGTTTCACCGGCCATGTTGAGATTGCCGACAGCCGCCGTGTAAAGCCCCGTCCACAGCGCCACGCGGCCATCATCCTTGAGGTATGGTGCCGAGTGCATCAGCGACCCATAGAGATACACGTCAGGCGCTTCCATAAGCAGCCAGTTCGCCGTGTTGCTGTCGGATAGCGCCGGGATTTTCGCCATGTAGATTAGCTGCGCCGCTGAACCCGGAACCGGGAAAACCTCAAACTGTCCTGCAATCATGGTGTAAATCGCGGCGTCACCCGTCACACCAGCGTTAGCCGTCCGATATGCCAGCATCTCAGCATTGCTGCATAGCCGGATTTCCTGCCCATCTGCCTTGGCAAGCCGCACGGTCTGCACCCAATCGGAGGGGATGTCTTCAAACCCCTCGTCAAACGTGGCCTCAGCCCGCTTTTCCATGCGCCAATGCCGCACGTCGCGGTTGATCTGCGCTTCTGCCAGCGACACAAAGCTTGCGATAGATGCGGTCAGGTCTTCCCTATTCAGGAAGTCTGCAATGGTGGCTTTGAGGCCAGCGTAGGTTTCAAGCGTCATGCGGCGCGCGCCTTTATCCGATGTTTCGCAACCCTAGCACACTAACAGATGCCTTTCAAACCCCGACGCAGAGGCTTGCCCCAAGTGTCAGACTTGGCCCGCGTGGCGTCATAGATCGCAATCGCGCCGAACGCGTCCGAGCCGTGCGATGCCCAGTCATGGTTAGGGCCAAGGCCAAAGCCATCATCGCGCTGCTTTTCGTGATACCAGCCCAGCGCCTCGCGTCCGGCCAGCGTTGTATCAGCGTGAAACCGGCAGCGCGGAAACATGCTGCGCACAGCATCAATCCGCATGATCGCAGCGCCTTGGCCTTGGTTGACGATGATTTCCGTCTTGAACCCGGCCTGATCAAGATATGACTTCGGCGTGACGCTGTAGACCATATCATGCTTGCGGCCATCATGCGGCAGCACGCAGATCGCTTCACCGTGGCCGGTTGCCTTGAGCCAATGGACATGCTCGGAAAACGCCTGTCCTGCGGCTTCGTAGTAATCCAGCACCCGCACTTCATTGCCGATGAATTGCACAATCCAGATCGCGGTTGCATCGGCGCGGCCTGACGTTCCGCCAATATCCCAGAACGCATAGCGCGCCACCAGAGGATCGGCTGGAAAGAAGCCAATGCGGCCTGACATCTGCGCTTCGGTCAGCAGCTTGGCATAGTAGGCCCCGGCCAGCACGGTGGCGTATTCGCCTTCCCAGATGTTGCAGTATTTCTCAGGCGTGTTGCGCAGGCAGTCTAGCCGCTCTTGCTCCAGCACCTTCGGAAACCATGGATTGTGCTTCCAGTTCGCCAGCACTGTCACAGCCCCGGTTGGCGTGCGGTCAGACCTCAGCATTACATCAACAGGATCGGTTGGTCGCTGCGGGTTCCAGCCAAACCACAACTCCGACGATGATCCGTTCTTTTCCCACCGGATTGTGGGCCGAAGCAGCGACAGCGACTTGTCGGACATGGTTTGCGCCTCTTCAATCCAAGCGCGATGAAAGCCCTCTTTCGACTTGAAGCTATCGGCGGTGTGGTCTTGCATCCCGTCGAATGTGATCAGCCCATCATGCGGGCATTGGATCACCTTTTCAAACACCTTGAAGCCCTGCCGCTCGCCAAGGCCGAACTTGATCAGCTTATCCTCTAGCAGCAGTTTGGCGCTCTCTTTGAGGGATTTCTGCACCTCGCGCACGCAGGCAAAGCGGACGCCTTCGCCATGATCGCCGGGAAACCGCATTGCGTCTTCAATCGCCAGCTCTGCAAAGAAGTGCGACTTGCCAGACCCGCGCCCACCGTATGCGCCCTTGTATCGCGCAGGCTCTAGGAGCGGCGCGAAAACTTCAGGTGTTCTGATCTGTAGCTTTGACAATGATGCGCTCGATTATCTGCGGCGTCATGCTGCCGTCTTTGCTGGATAGATCAACGGAACTGACAGGAGCGCCAAGGCCACGGGTTTCGCTGTCGGTCAGCAGCTTGAGCATGGCGGCTTCGATCATGGTCATAACTTCGGCTGCATCGCCAGCAATATCAAGCTGCGCCTCTGTTGCGGCTAGAAGCTTGGCGCGAATACGGATAGCCGCCTCGGCATTACGCAAGGCGGCTACTGCCGTATTCATTTCCAGCTTCTTTTGCTCTGACGTCTTGCCGCGCGGGTTGCCGCTATCACCCTTCTTGAACCGCGTTGCGGGTGAAGGATTAGGGTTTCCTGGCTTTCCACGTTTTTCCTGCATTCGGAAAAGTTACCACGTTAGCTAAGTTTCGTCAAACTCACTTCTTTTCAGACTTCGCAAGTTCCCAAATCTGGATTTGGTAAACCCTCTCAGCCCGCCGCGCAATGCCCATGGCTTCCAACTTGATCAGGTGCCAGTTGACGGTTGACCGGACCAGCGACAGCGCCTCTGCCATTTCGCTTTCCGTGCGCGGCTTGGCAAGCATCTTCACAATCTGAATGCGCGTGCTGCGGCCATCTGCCACAGATCCGTTTTTGTGGGCGGTCATTGGGGTGCCCATACGGTTTCCTTTCCGATGCGGTCTGCCACCTTTACCAGCTTCATGCGACGTAGCACGCCGATGTTGTATAGCACCTGCTTTTGGCTAAGGCCTGTCGCCGCGCAAAGCGATGATGTGGCCATGGGGTATCGCAGGGCCTTGACGATGGCAACTCTAGGCGCTTCCCCATCTTTTGCTGCGGTTGCTGGCCTTCCCATTTTCGCGTGCTTGAATTTCAGGTTGTGGATACGGCTCATTGTGTAAACCGCCCCGTATTGAACCCCTAGGTGCCTGGCGGTTTCGGAGTGCGTCATTCCGGCGCGGGCGCAGTCTTGGTAGTCTCTAGCTGTGCGCTTGGTCATTTGGCATCATCCAATAGCTTTGCGATTTCTGATTTCAGGCGTTCATTTTCTGCGATGATCTTGCGGCTTTCCTTTGGTGAAAGCTGATCAGGCCAGTCTCGCGCGATGTTGCGGATCAGGTTGTCGTCGTATCCGTCGAATGCTGGACAGCGCAGCACAGACCGAGCAAGCCGACCTGCGATGGTCCGCACCCGATCTGCATGCGCAAAGTTTTTGGTTTCACGCAGCCATTGCATCACGTCGTAAAGATCATCGACGGCATCTTGTGCTGCGGCTGCTTGATCCTTCCACGCAGCAACGAACATCGGCTCTTTGTAGCTGGTCAGCATGTATAACGACTGCGCGGCTTCCGGGTCTTTGCGTGAAAGCGCGATGTTGATCAGATCAACAGCCGGGATGCTGTCTAGGTCTGTCATTTGGCTTCCTGCGAAAGGGCATACTTGATCAGGATAACGGCGTATTGCGCATCGCTGATTTGTGAACGGGTGACGGCCTCGGCCTTCTGCTTGGCATCGTCAAACGCTGGCACGAGATCAGCGCCGATTGCCACGCGCATGTGTTTGCGGCCATCATTCCCCATTGAAAATCCCCGACACGAAGGCGTTGTGTTGAGCCGAAAGCGCGCGGGTGAGAACCTGGCCCTTGCAGTATGCGTCGATGAACCGCAGCGTCATTCGGTAATAATCAACCCGCATTGATCCACCGCGTGAATGTGTGACCATCATCATCTTGTTGCGCAGAGTGATAACGGTTGCGTCTTTGGCTGTCTCTGGCATCCCTGAAATCATAACGCGGCAAAATTGATCAAGCGCATGGCGTGGCGCGCGATAGTAGGCCACAGCCACAGCGGCGCGGACAACGGCATTCTTCACCCCACCGTTGGCGGCTGTCAGGTTTTCCAGCGCATACGAAATCCCGTCATTCAGCTTTTCGATTGCTGCGCCGATTTCCTGAACCGTCATGTTTTTCTTGGTAGGCCGCTCCGCAGAGTTTACCAGCCGCACGATTGCCACGGCGTAGCTGATATGGCCATGCTCGGAAATCATGCCGCTGATTTTCAGGGCGTCCGATGCCGACCGCGTGCGGCCTTGGTCAATTGCCATTGCATCCGATCTGGACAGCCCAAAGGCAACATACATCTGCACTGCAAGACCAGACCTGACTACCGCCATCAGTCGGTGCTGGCCATCCGCAAGAACGCCGTCTTCAAAGAAAGCGATTGCGTTCTGGTGAGTGTCGCGCCACTGGCCTTGCGCCATGTCTGCGGCGTATTTCGTCACTGATGCCATCGAGACAGGACGGTTTACCGTGTTTTGATCCCGTAGCCATTGCGATGCCATTTCTGGCGTGACAATCATTCTATTCATCTGCATAATGCAACCCTCTGATACAGTTTGAAGCCTGTGTCTGCATACTACCAAGACGCCGCAGCTTGTCAACAGTTGCGGCGTCTCTTTTATTGATTTTCGCCCGTTTCTGGAAATGCTTTTGCGATTGCGGATAGATCAGGCAGGCCAGCCGCTACAGCGATAGCGCGGCGCTCGTCTGCGGTGAGTGGCTTGCGGTCTGGCTGGGGAAGCTGCTTAGGAATAACGCCAGCGTCAAATGCGTTGATCTTGATCTTTGCCGCCGTGACAGCCTGCATTTCCACCCACACCCGCGCTGCGATGTCACCCTCCAGCGGTCGCTTGCGTCGGTTGTCATTGTCCGGACCCTTCCACCAACGGATTGCTGCCTCGATAGCCCAGCGCGGCTTTCCACGCAGCGCAGCAAGCCAATCGTCTGCCTCGAACTCGCGGGATTGTTGAGACACGCCCTTTTCGTAAAACTGATCTAGCAAAGCCGCTACCCTCGCCATGATCCACGCCGGACTTGCTGGAACTGATAGCCGATCAGCCTGTTGAGCCAGATCATTGCGCTTCGTGTCTGTGTCTAGCGGCAACAGCAGCGAATGCTTGATATGTTGCAGAGCCGCTGCCAGTTGATCCGTTTGCTGGGGAGTTGTTTGCAGGCTTTGGGTCATAGTTGCCCTCCATCAGTTTGGTAAAGTTTGCTGTCTTGCACAGCCAATCGAAATCAGCGGCCCACCCGCGCCCGTTTTGCCCCGTGAGCAATGGCGATGTTGCCGCGCGGTCCATTGCTTCGCACCACCCATCTGCCCCACCCACATCGCGGATGCGCTGAGACAATGCCGCCTTGCGGGCTGCGGTGATCTTCTGGACCATAGGCCAGCCAACCCTCGCTGCGACGGAGTTGAAATGATCAACACACCGCTGCGAATTGTCAGGTTGCACGGTAGTAGGTTTACCTACTACTGTATCTGTATCTGTATCTGTATCTGTATCTGTATCTGTATGGTTGAATGCTCGTTCATCGCGCGTTGACTTCATCTGTTGATTTCGTTGTCTTTTTTCGGCGCTAGCTTTACCTGCCTTAGAATTATTTTTCAGATCGTCCGCACGCTTTGCAATTTCAATATCAGCCCTAGCGTTGGAAATCATGCCGCCATGCATCTGAAGCTTATCTAGATCAACAAGCTTTTCCAGAACCTTATCAAAGGTTGCCTGACGCATACCGCAGTATGTTGAAAGCCTTAATGGGTTGTATTCAACTGGCCCACTGCCCTCATATATCCGGCATAGGATCATCGTATACACACCGATTTCCTGTGCAGACATACCACGCACCCCAAGCATGAAATCAGCCGGGTAAAACCTAAAGTATGGAATATTGCTAGACGCCATTTCTTGCCCTTTATTCGGGCGAGGCTATTGATTATTCGGCACCACCCGTATAATCTGCACTCACCTGTTCGCACAGACACCATAAGCTGCTACCACAGCAAAAGCAAGCCCAGCGGATCACTCTGCTGGGCTTTGCCATTACTTCCGCCGCGCTTCCTCAGCCATGATACCATGCAGCACAGTCGTATGGTGCCGCCCCATGATGCGCCCGATCTGCGGTAGCGACATGCCACGCTTGTGGGCCAGATACATCACGAATTGGCGCGGCTCGGTTATCCTGCGCAGTCTGGACGGGCCGAGAATATCCGCCTCGGTGATGCCAGCGCGGTTTGCAACAATGCGGATCAAGCACGCCAGCGATTGGCTCATGATATTTGCCCCTTGATCGGCATCTTGACCAATGACCCGGCCTCTCGCGTTGGAATGCCCCACTCGAACATCCGCTTGCGCACGTCGTCAATCGACCGCACCACAGCGCAGCGATAGCCAAGCGCCTCTAGCTGCTTGATCATCGCAGCCTGCTCTCTGGTGACGCTACCCGACGGCGCTTTGACCTCAAAGAACATTGGCCCGACATGCTGCCATGTGATCACCTGAATATCCGGAAACCCGGCAACTTGGCCCATGGATTTTCGCCGCGCGCCGTCGATGACGCCAGCCTTGCCACCGCGCACGCCCTCGTTGGCGGAATGATGCACGATTGCATCGGGTAGGACGGTGCGCAGCCATTGCAGGATGGCTTTGTGGATTTGCGCTTCTGTCATTTCTGCCCCCGTGCGCGGATGAATGTATCCCAATTGGCTCTAGCATCCATCGCACGACAAAGTTCAGTTTCAACCGCATCTTTTTTCTTGCCAAGTCCACCTGAAAGCATCAGCATGAGGGTGTTGCTGGCGCGGATTATGTCATCTGCCAAATCAACAAGCACATCCCGCTCTGCCTGCACAGCCGCGTCAATCCGGCGCTGGCATTCGGCCTCGGTGATGCACAGATCGGCGCGGGTGTATTCTGTCAGGCCCTTCATTGGGGTGGTTGCGTGAAACCGATCCTCGCCAAAATTGGCCTTGTCCTCAGTTGCCCAAATCTGTTCTGGCGCGTCCTGCATATCCTGTCCTCTCATTCCCGCGCCGCCTTGATCGCAGCCCAGCGCAGGTATTGCGCCAGGTTCATTCCCACCAGCCGC